CAACATCGATCTTAGATGTCTGTGATTCAATCGACTTGATACTATTGGCGTGTGATTGCATGATATTTTCAATTAATCGGATATGATGGATATATTCATTGATACCATGATTATTAGCATCAATCTTTGTTTGTATTTCTTCAATCTCTCGCATACGATCATAGCACTTGTTCTTTTCTTCTTTAAGCTTGATCAGAGCTTCTTCTAATTCTATTTGCTGATTATGACGAGTAGTGATTCTATCTTGCTTAAAATCAACTTGCAATTCTTGTTTACAAGTTGGGCAGTTATCATTATCATGATAGAATCCAATTTCTTTTTCAATCTTCTTGCGTTTATCATGAATCTGATATTCTAGATCATCAAGCTTCTTAAGCTTACTCGTCATCTTAGGTTGATCAGTAATATTTTCTCTAAGATCAGTATTTTGGATTTGTACTTGCTTCTGAAGATCTATCCATTTATGATAGTCTTTTTGAGAAGTTGCTATCTTTGTTTTGTATTCTGCAATTAGTTCATCGTTATTTTGCTTAAGCTTTTCAATGTTCTGTTTATATAGTTCAATCTTCTGTTCTGTAAGACGAATTTGCATATCAGTTCTAGCAATATCATCTTTGTTATGTTGCATCTTACCTTTAAGCAATATGTTCATGGTAGAGAAGATCTGAATATCAAGCAAATCTTCAATCACTTCACGACGATGTGCTGCAGGTAATTGCATGAATGGAGTAAACGATGCCGAGCCAAGTACTACGATCTGAGAAAAAGATTTATGATTCAGTTTAAGAATCTGCTTCTCAAACATCTCTTGATAATCTTTCATCTCAGCATTTTGATTGATCATCTTGCCATTTTGATAAACTTCAAAGACGTTGGGTTTCATTCCACGTACGATCTTATATGAATGCTTGCTGATATTAAACACAAGTTCGACTACAAGATTCTTTCCATTGATAGAATTCATAAGTTGTGGCTTATTGATCTTTCGAAATGGTTTACCATATAGGCCATAAGATAACGCATCTAGAATGGTAGACTTACCGGCACCATTATCTCCTACGATCAATGTAGTCTTTGAGCGTGAAAGATCGATCTCGGTAAAGCTGTTTCCCGTCGACAGAAAATTTTTCCAGCGTATTTTTTTGAAAACTAGCATATTATTCCACCATTAGAGCTTCATCATATAGTTCTTTTAATAATTTAGATAAATTTTTATGATTTTCTTTATTCGAAATCTGCGTTACAAATTTGTTCAACATGGATAAAGTATCTTCAGCTTCTCCAATAATATCATCATCAATTTCTAGATTGAGATTCAAATGATCTTCAACTGACTGCAGATCTGCTACTCCAACTTTTTCAAGTTTCTCTATAAACAAATCATATATATGAGGATTAGTCTTATTTTTTATTATGACTTTTACAACACAGTTCTTGTACATAGAAAAGTCTTGATTCATCGCATATTCGATAGTCTGATCAATATCATTATAAAAGATTTTATGGAATACTTTATTAGGATTTTCTATAAACTTAAGTTCACGTGTCGCAGTATCAAAGATGTGAAATCCTCTGGGATCATCATAGTCAGACCAAGTCATTTCATAAGGCGCGCCTAAATAGTGAATATTCCCGCGGCTGGATTTATGATGAAAATGGCCAGAGCAAACTACGTCAAACTTATCAAATAATTTGGCATCAAATCCATGATCATTTGGCATACCTTTATACATCTCAAATCCAGTAAGTTCAAGATGTCCAAATAATACTTGAGCATCTGTCTTCTGAATGATATCCATAGAGCTTTGATAATTACCAGAACAAATCCAAGGCATAAATAGAATCTTACAACCATCAATACTAAATTCTGCAGGACCATGATAATAATTAAAGTGGGCATTATCACGATATAATACGTTCATCGAATTGATTTCGTTTGTATTCTTAAAATACGTGTCATGATTACCAATGATTGCGTGTAAGAACAATTTATTCTTATAGATTGGCTCAATGAAATCTTCATCGAGACGTTTAGCTGTAACGAAATTGATATATTTACGACGATCTACAATATCACCCAAATGAATGATATAATTTATGCCGTGCTCTTCTAGATATGGAAAGAATACTTCTTTATAGAACTTTGAAATATGTTCAGCAAATACTGGACTGTCATTACGACAACCCCAATGAGTGTCAGTAATCAGTGCAATCTGTGTCATAGATCGTCTTCTCCTAGAATCTCTTCTTTGAGTTCATTGATATCTTCCTCGATAAACTGTTCAATGCCAATCTTTTCTTTATCCTTTTTCTTCTTGATAATGGTTTGTTCATATGACTTTATAAACTCATTCATATGTTGATTTTCAAAATAAGTCTGTTCTGTATGTTCATTCCATTCACTTTGTTCAATATACTCATTATGAATCATTGAATTCTGAATTAGTTTGTGCTTCGTATACAAATGTCGCTTTTCTTTAGTGATACGACGAATAAATGCAAAATAAATAATCTGTGTAATATAAGCAAATGGATTACTTGATTTTGCTGGATCAAAGTTGTCAATATACATCAAACAGTTCTCAATACCATCGCCAATCATCTCTTCTTTAAACGGGTAGTTCATAAAGTTAGGACGATTACACAGTTTCTTAGCAATCAAAAAAATACACTCACCTACGTAATCAGAAATTCTAGGCTTCTTTGTTCCTTCAGCTTTGGCTTTTTTTGTAAGTCCATGATGTATAGTTAACTCTTCGAGTAACTTTTTGTTGTCTACGTAGTGAGCGTTTCTTAGTTGCATTAGTGTACCTTCGTGTCTTTCTTTACCTTAAAATTTTTCAAGTCTTTCGTATCTTTCATACTATCCAATTGGTTTTCAATTATAGTTTCAAAATTAGGATTAGATAAAACTGCATCAATAAATGTAGACGCTAGATTTACTTCTTGTAATGTAATTTTATCCAAGACTTCAGTATGATACTTTATTAAAGTTTTATAGTACTTAGCGAGTTCTAAACAAGGAGCATATGTTCCAATAATATGAGCTCGACGAATCTTCATGATAGGAGATTTAGCAAGAATATTATATCTACGTAAGAAGATCATAACAGTTCCATCTGGATTTGAAACTGATATGACAATCATTGGATGGCTAATCTCAATCAATTGTTCTGTGACCTTACTTTCATCTATTACACAGATGACATTTTGGCCGGTAGTTAGGTTTAATACTGTAAAGTTATTCATTTTAATTTTACCGTGTAAATTTTATTCTCAAACTTTTCTTCGTTGTAGATCTTTATACGCTCGATAAAATGCATCAATGTATGATTCTTCTTTGAATTTATGGACATATCATCTGCTATATCAAACAGCGTGCACTCTTCTTTATTTTCTCCAAGCCTTAGTCCACGACCAATAGACTGAAGGTTACGTATCCTTGACTTCGAGGGGGAGGCGAAGATGATGTTATGAAGATTACGAATGTTGATACCTGTGCTGAACGTGCCATAAGATGCTATAATCACTGCGTTCTGGTCCATCTCAACCAACCTTCTGATGTTCTCACGATCTTCGCCTTCCACCCCTCCATGAACGAAATACACTGGCCGACCTTCTTGAATTTCTTTTTGCATATCGTTGTATAGTATTCTACCATGTTTCTCAATATATTGAAACAGCAAAAGCGTATTTCCTTTCAGAGATAAGATCAAATTTTGAATAAATTTATTTCTCTGTTCACACGAAACTATATAATCCATTTCGTCTTGGTACTTCTTCTTTAGAATATCCTTGCATACATGATCTGGATGTCTTAGAATGATACACTTAATCTTGAAAGCAGATAAGTGCTTCTGATCTATGAGTTCTTTTGTTGTCGTAACCTTCTTGACTGGACCAAACAAACCTTCGAGTACCAACTTATGGGTCTGTGCACCATCAAGAGTACCAGTAAAACCAAATCTGTATTGACAATCTACTAATTTCTCCATGATAGAAGTTAGCGATTTGGCTTTAAAGAGATGCGCTTCATCCCCAATGACTATATCAAACTTATCAAACCAAGACTCAGGCAACTTATAGATAGACTGCCATGTAGTGATGGTTATTGGCTTATCTACCTCTTTTTCTTCTCCTGAATAAATCCTATGACAATGCTTTTCAGAATCATATCCATAAGATTGAAAATCAGTGTACATCTGATGAACAAGCGAAGTAGTAGGAACGATAAGAAGAGTACGAGCACTAAACCATCTACTGATCAGATAGATGATGAATGATTTACCAGACGCAGTAGGAGACAAGAGGACAGCTCGGCGATTGCGAACTGCATAGACAAATGCATCTATCTGATAGTTTCTTGGTTGAAACGGGAGAGAAAGAGAGGAGATAAAGTCTTGTGCTTCTTTAAGAGAAAACTCATCAGCACTGAAATCGGTTAAATATTCTATTTGGTATTCACGTTCTTCACAGAACTTCTCGAGATACCCGTTTAGTCCTCCATATAACACTTGGCCGCGCACATTAAATATGTGCACGTCTCCATTCCACATACCAGACCTATACTGAGGCATAAACTGGTAACCAGGAACTTTGAAGGTGAAAAACGAATCAATCTCCTTGGCCATCCAAGGCTCACAATGGATTCTGTTGTATACTTCATTTAGTTTTTCTACTCGTACTACATCCATTATACACCATTCATAAATTTAGCCCAATCAATTGCATTCTTTATCTGATAATTACGGTTATTCAAAGCTTTGATGATGTTCTCAAGCAGATTTATCTTTTCTTTCTGATACTCGATCTTAAGCTGAGCGTTATGAATATCTGTATCACCTTCTAAGTATATATTCAAGTCAGTTTTAAGTACTTTCAGAGTGAAAGGATTCCATCCATTCTCTTTCAGATCTTCTTGACTAAGCGTACCATTATAGTACTCATACTTAGTCTTATATAAGGTCTTATATTGGTATTCAAGCTTCTTAAACAAAAGTCTTTCCTCAGAATACATTTTAAAATAGATCGAATGATACTGAGCTATCTTTAGACTTTCTTCACCTAGTTCAGACCTATCGATCTGGCTATCCTTTTCCCAAAGAGATTGAATCTCTTCTAATTTCATGATTAAATCCTATATCAATATTATTCAGGATACCATAGATTATACTACAGTAGAATTAAATTGTACATGCCTAGACAGCAGAAATAGTATAGCGAAGGTAAGAAAAGGTTGCGGTGGCTTCTACATAGGTTACATCAGATAACTTTGTATCAAATGAAAAGCCAGATAGATTGATAGGAGCTAAGTCAAAGAAATGCACCTGTACGATAGGATTCATTACGGAATTCATAATAAAAAGCGTGCCATCTGATTTTATTTGACCCGGTTTGTTGAATCGATTTGAGTTTGTAGAGTCAGGACCAGTACCTATATATTGATCAAATTTTTCTGGGAAACCCGTGCCAATCATCCAATTATGAAGTTCAAGATAATTGGTCATATCTTCATCGACCCGAAAAGTTACTTGCAACCTTTCAAAAGTCATTTGTTCGCCAGAAAATGGAATATTAACAAAAGGAGTTTGCACCACAACTTCAGGCAAACTTATTCCAGGTAAGTTCACGGATTGTACGAACCAATTCATATTAGGAGTTTTCTTAATTAAGAATTTGAATCCTAATGGTGAAAGAAAGTTCTTATTTGAAGGTTGATTATCTACGGCTGACATAAGATCTCCTTTGTCATTATTTATGCAAAAAAAATAGGAGAGCGGGGGCTCTCCTATAATTTTAAGTCTTTATTCTTATTCTAAGAAAAAAGGGGACATTGCGTCCCCTCTTTTTGACTATCTCGTCTCAATTACATGATGTTATTGACGAGAATACGACGATAGTATAGGTTTGTATCCTGTACTAGGCGACCGCTGTTTGCAGGAGTTGTGGCGTTGCCAGCTTCTGCAAATGGGTTGGCTACCATGCCGTAGCGTGTCTTGAAGCCAATCTTTGGCTGGAAGCTATTCTGATCGACTGCACGAACCATCTGGAGTGGAACGTATGGGCAATAGAATAGACCGGCATCGAATGGGCTGGAACCCTTATAACCAGTTGTTAGATAGTTACCAGTTGTATATGGGTCGATGTATACACGAATACGACCATTGAGTACACCAGCGAAGGTGTTACCTGTATCGTCAACGTTTAGGTTGTTGCTGTTTAGAGCAGGAGCGTAATCAAGAACACCAGCCATCTGAAGAGCAGAAGCTACGTCGCTTGAGCAGATGAGGATGTTGCCCTTGCCACGACGTGTGTCTTTGGCAATTTGGTTACATTCACGTTCAACCTGGAACATTAGGCCCTTGAACTTTTCAACTGACCAACGGCCGTTGGAGTCTGTATCAAGGTCGAATACACCGGCTGTGGTTGTACCAGTATTGGCACCGCGTACAGCTGTAATGTTGATCGTGCGGATTACTTCACGATTGATTTCAGCTAGAATTTCGGCGGAAAGAATATTGGATAGTTCTGTTTCAGCATCTAGACCATGAATAGCCTTAAGATCCTGAGCGAGTTCCATTGAGTATTCAGCCTTTAGAGCGCGGCTTAGAGCAGTTACTGTTACCTTCTCGATGCTGAATGCCATTTCAGGAATTGCAGGATGAGAAGTAGTACCTAGAGCTTCGGCGTTGGCTAGTGGTAGACCAATACCCATATTGTAAAGGGCATTACTAACGTTGCTGTTAGCAGAAGGAACTGTACCGACTTGACCGTTACCGAAGGCAGCTGTGTTTGGCACTCTTGGTGAAGAGAATGAAGTATTCGCTTCGTTATAAAATGCTTCTGCACTGGACTGATCTGTGTAGCGAGCACGCATTGCAAAGATTAGACCTGTTGGGCCAGTCATTGGCTGTACACCGCAGATGTCATAAGCAATGAGGTTAGGCATTGAACGACGAACGAGTGAAATCAAGACTGGATCAAACGTATCAATTGCACCATCAGCTGCAGTTGAAGATGAAGCGCCCATTGAGTTTGTTGGAGCAGCTTCGCCAAGAAGATGCTGATAACCCATCTGGCGACCAGCTTCGCGAAGAGCGTTCTCTGTGTTTTCAAGAATGACTGCCGTAACTGCACGACGATGCGTGTCGGCAATCTTTGGTAGGTCAGGATGCTGTAGGACTGGGGCCCACTTTCTTTGTGCTTCTTCAGTTAGAATCATTGGTTTCTCCTTTGTTAGCAATTAAATATCTTGCTATTTTACTATTTATAAAACAAATGTTTTTACTTAGCAGTGTTTCTGCTAATGGCTTGCATATAGTGGGCCATAGGACCTCTTGCTATTGGCATTTCTTCTTCACCTTCGAAAGATTCTTCAAGAAGACCTGAGGTTTTCTTATCTACCTTAGTAGTGCCGAAGTAATTCTCTTTGATGATCTGAAGCTTTTTCTTATAGTTAGAAAGATCGTCGCACTCTACACCTTCCGTTAGCTTCTTGAACTTCTCAACCTGAGTAGCTACTAGGCTTTCTGAGATTTCGTTGAAAACTTCTTCAGTGTTCATTTCATTGATTGAAGCCGCAAGTTCGATATTTTCGTTGACAGCTTCATTCAACTTTTCTTCGAGTTCTTGTACGCGAACAGATAGCTCTTCTACGACGTCAAATCTTTCGTTGGGAACGTCAATATAGTGCTCGGCAAATAGATTCTTTAGACCTTCAATAAATTCTTCTGTGATTTCTGACTTAAGTGCAGATTCGACAGCAATTTGGTTGCCTTCCATCCACTGTTCTGTAACATAGTTTAGATATTCGTCAAGTTTAGTAGCAAGACCTTCTAGATCCTGAATTGACTGCTCTTCGATTTCTTCAAGTTTTGAATTTAGAGCAGCTTCATATTCTTCTTCTAGAGCAGCAACGATTTCAACAACGCGCTCGCTAACTGCGGCTTCGAAGATCGTGCCGGCTTTTTCTTTGAATTCTTCAGAGAGATCTTCTCCGTCGAACATTACGTCGATATGTTCTTTCATACCCGTTCCTTTAGTGGCAACAGAAGCTCTGTTCTTGGCAGAAGCATCGCCTGTTGGCTTTGTATTGGTTTCTGCATCTGTGTCTTCTACACCAGGATTGTTAGGATCTACGATCT